GCAGCAGCCGTGTCGCCGTTAAAAGTTAAACCGCCACCTGCAAGTAATCGCATCCGCTCAGATGCGTTTGTCGTGAAACGCATTGAGTTGTCAGAATTTGCATAAGCGATCATTCCAATATGATAGTTATCGGTATCGCCCATGTTTATACGAGAGTCATTTCCTGGTGTTGCATACAAGGAAAGATACGGACTTACAGCTCTTACTGTTAAATCAGATTCAGGTGCTGCTGTTGTTGTCCCAATAATTACGTTTCCAGAGCTGTTGATTCGCATCGCCTCGGTGTTGTTAGTCACAAACGCCATTTGGTCGCTTGCGGGACGGTGAATAGCGCAACCTTCTGAGGGTGTACTGCTGTTTCCACCAAAAGCGAGCGCTCCACTTGTGCCGTCAGCACGAATAACGCCACTTACATCTAACTTTCTCCCAGGCGACGAGGTTCCGATGCCAACATTTCCAGGAATACCCTTAAACAGGCTTTCAACCGTGATCTTTTTGTTCTTATCGGCCGCAGCACCCTCGCTAACGTCCACGATCGTCAGCAAGTCGTCCGTTGCCTGACTACCTGCAGCAAGAGCAGTCAGATCAGTAATTTTGCGGTCGGCCATTGCTTACGTTTTGATGACGTACATCATTGCAATGTTACGCGGTCTGGCCTCATTGCCACCCTGGTTGGCAACGGTCACAGACGTGGAAACAGAGATGCCTGTGGTTGCGGTTTCAGTTGGCTCGTAACCGCTGAGGCCCGTGCCGGATTCTTCGATCACGCCATCACCGCTGTCGCTGTTTGAATAAGCGACTTGGTGGAAGTGACCAGGATCAGTGACGCTTGATGTTGCCGTTGCTGTGTGGTTGTGTTGTGCGTTCTGATCTGACTGCGAGCTGCCAAAGTTGCGACCGCTATCAACACCACGAGAATCGTCCCAGCCACGGACAAACTCGCCACGGAGGTCAGGCACGTTGAACGTGCTGCTGCCATCACCTGCACCGTGCGCAGTCCCCACGATTGCAAACAGATCGGCGTAAGTTGTCCGACTAACTGCAGCGCCGTTGCACTTCAAATAACCACTCGGCACAGTGGTCGTTGCCATCATGTGAACCGATCCGGTCGGCACAGCCTGCGGTAAAGCAACAAAGCTCAGATTACCGCTGCCGTCTGATTGCAATACGTCATCTGCGTTGCCATCACTGCTAGGCAACGTCAGCGTGATGTTGCTTGCTGCGTTGCTTGGAGCGCGAAGAGCAACAAAGTTGCTGTTGCTGGTATCTCTAAACCTCAGTGCCTTGCGGTCACGGATCGTGATGCCGTTGCTGTCGAAGTGAGCACGACGCGTTCCACCAGTAACGATGCTGAAATCATTGGCAGCATTTTTGAAGAAGCCGGTATCGGTGTCGCCAGTAAAACGAACAGGCAAACTGCTAACTGTGCCTGCGGGGACTGTGACGTTGCCGGTGAACGTAGGACTGGCTTTCAATGCAAGACCAAGATTGGTCTCAGACAAGGTGCCAACGGTGATAAAAGCAGAGTCCGCAGCGTTGCGGATCTTTAGCGCATCATTGGTGGTATCAGCGAACCACATGAACGCTGTGGTCGTTGATGGCTCAGACGATCCAGAGTTATTGCTGAACAGCGCGTCAAAGTTGTTGTTCAGGTCGGCACGAACCGAACTACCGCTGGCGTTTTGGATCTGCTGGTCAGCTTGTGCCATTAGCCTCGTCCGTAACCGACAGCATTCCAGCGGACCGTAACGGCCTTCCGGGCGTTGCTAACCCCATCATAGACAGAGACGTCAAAGCTGGAACCGCTGCTGTCGTTTGAGATGACGTAGTAATCCGTGGTGTTAGACGCAGCAAAGATGATGCCAATCGACGGTTTGACGTAGAACCTGTTGCCCGTTCCAAAATTAACGGTCGTATCGCCTGTCGTGCTGGTCGTAACTTCGCCAGACAATGACCGGAAAGGCATCAATGCTTTGACGCGCAACTGGTCTACTGAGATTTGAGCAGTGTCGTCGTTCGTCTCAAATTCAGCCTTTAACTCAAACGCACGGCACTTAATCTCTGCGTTGTTGAAGTGACGCCATGACGTGTAAGTGGGTGACCCGCTTGGATCGTCTTCCGTAGTTCGCACGTACAACTTGACATCACAAGTCGTTGGCGTTGTGCCGTCAAAATCAACGATCGAGTCGAAGTCGGGAACACTGTCAAGCAGGTCAGTTGCTGGAAAATAAGACCGGGCTCGCAGAGTGCTTTCAAGCCGCAGGCTGCCAACATGCGTCAACGTAAATGGATTGCCGTTGAACACATACTCACCAGTCGTGTGCAGCACAGAGCCGTTTGCTGCCATCTCCAGTTCTTGGTCAGTGCTATCAACACTGAGGTTGGTTTTTGTCCCAGGAAATGTCGGGTCCTCTGTTGCCGACAGCGCCGACACTTCCTCAGTGCTTTCAAGCTCTGGCTTGGTGTACTCGATCAGAGCAAAGTTCTGACTCTCGCGACCGCCAGAGTCGATGAACTTCATTGAGTACGTTCCAGACTTCAGATCTGCGTAGGCTTCCGTTGCAGCACCTGAAATCTCTTCAGAGATGCTGGTTGAGTTGCTCCACGTCACGTTGGACGTGTTTGGCGAGTGACGCAACCTGACGTGACCGCCATTCCGCACGTCAAGGTCAAGAGACTGACGCCAAGTCAGCTTGGCCTGCCCGTTGACCGGGATCATGTCGAAGTCGATGTAGTTTGCGTCGTTTTCATCTGTAATCAGTTGCGGTGGAGCGGTTTTGCCTTCAATCGTGAACGTATTGGTCGTAATAACGCTGCCGCGATTTAAATAGTTTCTGGCTTGCACTTGAATCTGAAGGTTGCCAGCTCGAATGTCACGGATGGTAATCGACGGTGATGCAGTCGTTAACGTCTCAAAGTTGTCGTCATCAACGCGATACTGAACGCGAAACTCACTGATATTGACGCGATCATGCTGCCAGCTGACTGACGCACCAACAAACACACCCTGACCCGTTTCGTAGAGGAACTCTTCTACAGTGATTGAATCAACAGCATTAGGAATGGCTGATAAGTTCGTGATGTCGCGGTTGGTCAGCTCATTGTCAGACTCAACCGCGTCGTAAATCGTGGCGTTGTAAGCGGCTGCGCTAACGCCATAAACGCCGTCTTCAGACTCAGCAACAGAAAGAATCCTGAACTGCTGTGACTGAATGTCAGACGTTTGCACCAAAAATACCGAACCAGCCGTAGGCGTTTGGCTAAAGGCAGATGCCACGTCAATCGTTGCCGTTCCATTGGCTTGTGGCTGAATGCCACCTGCTGGAATGCTGCGTGTTTCAGCAATGCCGCTGGGCAACATCACTGACACCTTTGGATCGTTATCGCTGGTTGCCACGCTGACTGACAGGTTGGTGCTGCTATCAACAGTCAGCTGAGTTGTTGTGGCAGAACGAACGCGACCACTACGCCTGACGCCAGCTCTGACTGGATCAGCAATGTCTATAACCTGCCCAGGGCGAAGAATGATGCCGCTTTCAATACCAACAGCAAACTGGCACATCTCAGTCAGGTTCTGCTCTGACAAAAGCGTCCACTTACCAATCCTGTGAGCCTGACCCTGGCTGTAGCAACCAACAGCCTTGATGTCTTTGTTGATGATGCCGTACTTGGCTACAGCATCGTGGTCTTCGACGTACTCAAACTCTGTATCGCCTTGAGTGTCGTAGTTCTGATACGCAACCGTTGCAACGGTATGACGAGCTTTCTGAGACGTTCCAGTGTATGTAAACAGCCCATCTATAACGTTTGATGGGCCAAGTACATAACTTGAATCAGTCGGCTTGTCTTGGTTGAGAACCAAAGAGCCTGCGCCGTAATAAGCAATGCCCCTAAAAATGGCTGTCATCTCTTGGATGACGTTGTAAACCTCAGCACGGCTGTTAATCAGCATGTTGAGGCTGAAACGCGGCTCCTGACCGCCTTTGCCGTCATCAACAAGAGCGTTGCAATACTGGCTTACAGAAAAGAAGTCGTACTTGTCGAGCGTATCTTCAGGAATGCCCGCGCCATAGCGGTCTGAAATCAGCAGGTCATACAAACACCAGGCTGGATCATTCGTCCATGTAGCCGCTTGGAACGTGCCGTCCCAGATGCCGGAATATGTGATCCGCCCCAGATGCGTGGTGGTGTCTACTGTTGCGTTGCTTGGAATCTTGACTTTGATTCCACGAATCAGATACTTACGGCTTGGGATGCTGCTGAACTCACGCGAGTCAAAGCGAAGCGCAATAAGTGCAGAGTTTGGGTAGCTGAACTTTTCGTCAATAATCTCGGTAAAACTTTGAAAAATTGTGGTGCTGGCTCGTTTTTGGCTGGTTTCGTCAGCACTGACACGCACCATCCGAACTTGAACGTTGGTGCTGCTGCTCAACGTAATCATGTAGTCACGCTGATAGCGGTTGCTGCTTTTGCCGCTAATCGTGTCTGTAACTACGTCGTTAAAACCACCGCCGTCATATTGGATTTGGATCTTGATATCAACGGTATGACCAACAATGTCGCCATCATCTTCTACCTTTTGAAGACTAGGGATAGTCAGCGTTACGCGAAGGCGATCAACGTCTGTTCCTAAAACATTTCTAGTAACGGAAGTGCTGTTGGTTACCTCAATGTTGACCGCTCTCTCAACCTGTGTTGATCCAAAGTCGCCAGGAATGTGATTTTGGGCTTGAGTGCCATTGCGCGTAACAACGGTGTAGCCAGAAAAGTTGTTGCTGCCGTCTGCGTTCTGGACAGGCGTGTTGTCCAAGAAAATGCTTTTGTTGCCGTCGTCTAGTCCTTGAATCTCGCCTTCGCTAACCAAATCCAGCACGTTGGCAAACTGGATCGACTGCAGAGTGTCATCTGACTCGGTAGGCGTATGCGCTCCACCGCCCCCTTTACCGCCGCCACCAGCACCTTGAACATACTTGGTCTGTGTCATACCTGTTTCTGATCAACGTCAAGACCGCTGGATAGCACTGCTGAACCAACGAACACCCGTCCATAGGCTATTGGTACGGGCAAGCCTTGCTTGGAGGTGTTGACCACGTTGTTGAAAACAAATGATTCCAGCTTTGCTGCCTCACGTCCACGTTCCAAACCCATGTCAGGTTGAGGTGAAATGGCAGTAGCTATACCGCCAAGAGTCAAAGAAAGCCCAACACTACCGATAGCAGATGAAGCTGATGCACTTAAGAAACCGCTACCTGTTGCTCCCAAAAAGCCACCTCCTCCTGTTGGAGCAAGAACAACAGCAGCAGCTATCAAAGTCGCTCCAAGCAAAATTTGCCCAGCGCCCCGTCCCGCACCAGCAACAACAGGCGTAATACTAAAAACCTCTTTATCGCTAAAAGGCATTAGCAGAGGACTCACGTCTTGCTCAGTCGCTTTTTCTTTGCTGACTGCTACCCGATAGCCAACACCATCTTTTTCACTATCAATAAGCCACTTTTCCAGCCCTGGAAAGTTGACGCACAATGCTTTGATCGCCTGCGCTGGTGTTGCTACGTCAAACTCAAACCGGCATTGACCAAGCCGTTTACGCAAAGCGCCGTAGACCTTAACGACTTTCATGCCTCAAGGCGCAGGCAGTGCTTTTCCCATAGTAACCGCCGTAAAGGTCTCGGCTAGACAACCTGCCCTGCACATGATGCAGCACCTGCTGATCACCCATATAAATCGCCGCATGGTTTGGTACGGGTGAAACAAGGTTCATCAAAATCAAATCGCCACGCTCCACCTTTTCTACTGGGATCTTGCGAAATCCCTCCTTGCTGAAGTTGTCTAAATACAGGTTTTGTCCGTGGTCCCACCACTGATCACGCCTGTCATAGTCACGCAACTCAATGCCGTACTCTCTTGCGTACCAGTCACGCACAAGCGTGTAGCAGTCCACAACGCCGTGAACAAACTCACGTCCTACGTACGGCAACTCAAAACCAGCTGGTTCGCAATATCCCCATGCCTCGGTGTTTGGATTAACGATGAACCAAGGCAGCTCTGACTTTTCGCAGGCAACACGATCAGCCGTTGACGGCTCAGGTCTTGTAATCGGATGACTATGCACAATCGCCACCACCTCGCCTTGGTCCTCTACTTCGTTCCAACCGCTGAGAACAAAGTGCTCGTCTGGTGTTTCAGCGATGTTCTGGCATGGAAAGTACCTGCGCCGTCCTTTGACAACAGCAACCAAGCCGCAACACTCACGGGGTGCTTCAGCCTTAGCGTGCTCCAGAATCTCAGCCTTCATGGCTGGCGACAGACGCATCACTTCGTCAGACCCGCTCCAGGGAATGAGCCAAACGGTAGCTCAGCGTTATCGCCAAAACGGCACTTGCAACTAGCAATACGCTTCCCGCACACGTCCTCAGCATCAGTTGTCACGCCTTCGTTGTTCACATCAAAACGCCTGAAGTTGGTGCCATCAATATCCTTGCCTGGGCCGGTAGACGGGTCGTAGCCGCACTCCGTTGACTTGTAGATCCATTGGCAAACGTTGGCGATGACCTGACGTTTGGGCAGCTTTTGTCCAGCCAAATCAAACTTGCTGGCTAGCTCGAACGTCACCGTGTCGCGTGACTCGCTTGCTTTGCGGTCGATGAACCAACGCTCTTGCGGGAACTGAGCGTTTGGATCAGGCACGCCACTGGGGTTGCCCACAGTCCTGAAGTTAAACGTGTCGCCAGCCTGCGTTATCAAGGTGTCGCCATCTTGCGTGATGCCAACGTTGTCAAAACTGAAGTTGATGTCATCAAGGTATTTTTTCAGCGTGCGGATACGCCGAACCTCCGCCCCACCAAGATCGTTGCCTGCAGTTGTGGCGTTAACCAAAGCAAGCAGCACCGTCATTGTGCTGTCGAGGTTGCTGACCGTCAGCGTTGGACGAGGCAACGTTCCAGTGCTCGTGTACTCAAAACCCTCTGCTTTGACCGGCAATCGTGTGTACTCGTTGCCGTTGAAAACTACGTTGACATCTTGATTACGGTCGTTTCGGCTCATTCCGGCGTGCCAACGATACACGTCTGAACTGCCATGCAGGCTGCTGTCTAAACGCAGCTCAAACAATTCAATAACCGCGCTAGGTGCAAGCTTCAGCAGCTCGTCGTAAACACTGCTGATTGCAGTCCAAACACACGTTCCATCTGTAACCGTGCTGGCTATGTCAGTCGGCCATGTTGGTTCTGAGCTAGCTGACGTGCCAGCAGTGGTGCAGCGAAACCACAAGCCGGTTCCATACGAAACCGTGGGGCGACGAACGTCTCCAACAGAAAACGCGGTGCTAGCGGTCCAAACTGCTGTCGCCATTATGGTTCAAAGACTTCGCGGAACGTTGTCTGAATTGTGGCGCGGTTCAAGTAAGGAATCGACTTGCTCCACTTTTCGCAGACAAACTTCGAGCTTTGGTTTTCCCCAGGTGGTGTGAAGTCGAATGGAGCATTGTCGTCTGCACGAGCATCCAAAAACGCTTCGATGGTGTCGGCGTCAGACTCAGACACCTCAAACGTCAAGTTGTAGGTCTTGGGGTTTTGATTGAGGCCAAAAGTCAGACGGGCTTCGTAGCCGTCAGAAAATTGCACCTTGCGAAAGCTTGGTGCGCTGCTTTTTTGCAGCCCATACGTTGGAGTGATTGACGGGAAGGTAGCCATCAGCTTGCGAGGAGACCGCCAGGACGTTTTTGCTTGATTAGCTCAGCCTGCACTGCAGCGCCAAGCATTCTGCCGAGTTGCGAAGCCTGATCAGCGTTGCCTTCAACAGACGAGCCAGAAGCATCTACATTTACTGTCACGTTAGCCCCACCCATCGCATGATTGGGAATGATCGTGCCAGCACGGTCAGGTACGAACAGCTCAGGCCCGCGCTCACCAACCAGCGCAGCCTTGCCAACCGTAGGACGGCCACCGTTAGCAAAAGCGCCAGAAAAATCAAGACCAGATGTCAACACATCAGGAGAAGTAAAAGTAGTGCCACCACCTCCACCATCAAAAATATTGAATCCCTTTAAAGCATTTAGCAGCTGCTGCTGAAGAATCAGCCTTGCCATCTGTTTCAGAATGCCGGCAAGCGACTCGCCAAGTGATTTTGTTCCCTCGACTGCATCCAAGATTGAATCAACGATGCCGGTGCGGAATGTCTCGTTTAGTTCAGCGTATTGATCCTTTTGCTTGGCGATGGCCTTGCGCAATTCTTCTTGATGCGCTATTTGAGCTTCAAAACCTTTGGAGGCTTTGGCAATGTCTGCTTCGCGTTGTTCTGCAATCTGCTTATCAATCTCGAAGATATCTTGTCTGAAGTCATGAATCGCTTGGTTTAGGGCATTTTGCCTCTCAAGAGGCAGCATCTCGCTCTCAGCGATCTCTTGCTTCCTGATCATCAGGTTTAGAGTCGCCGCTATGCGTTTTTGCTCGCCTTCCTGTGCAGCTCTCAACTGATCATTCAGGTCCAACATCCGCTGTGTTATATCCTTTCTTTTGCCTAAATCAAGATTGCCACCTCCACCTCCACCTCCGTTCCCATTCTCCTCACCAAGCTTTTTGAGCCGGCCTTGCAGTTGTGCTATGCGGTCATCTGCATCTGCGACAATGCGCTTCATGCGCTTGATGAACGGCGATGTCTGGCCCATGCGACCGCCAGCTGGAGCTTCATCAATTCTTTGCTGCGCTTGTGCCTTTCTGAGTTTTTCAGTAGCCACTGCCGCATCAACTGCTGCTTTTTCGCCATTCTTTACCAGCTCATTGAATTCTTTCTGGCGCTTGCTGGCGTTAAATAACGCCACTCCTAAAGCAGTGATGCCAGCCGCAACTGCCACATATGGTAAGGCCAATAACGCCAGTTTCAAGGCACCAAGTGCCACCGTCGATGCAGTGATCTTGACATTCGCGGCGGTCACAGCGCTAGCCAATGCTGTTTTGCCAGCTGCAGCCGCCATAGCCTTCTCGCCCATGACTGCTAGCCCGGTCACGGCAGATTTCAGAGCTGCACCGCCAGACAATGCAGCCAATGCACCGCTGACTGTCGTGATCGCTGGGCCAAGTATCGCAGCAGCCCCGGCTAATCCAATAACTGCGATTGTGCCGGTCTGAATCGGCTCAGGTAGCTTGCCAAAGACTTTGATAAGTTCAGTGGCTCCGTCAATCAATGGTGTGACTGCTGGGAGCAGCTTGTCGCCAATCGCGATGCTTAATTCATCAGAAGCATTCTGGAAGTTTTTAAAACGTTGAATATCTGAGTCTTTGATGATGGCAGCAATCTTACCTGCACCTTCCTTCTCAACCCGCTTAAGAGCTCTAATCAGGATATCAGTGGTGAGTTTGCCATCAGAGGCAAATTCCTTAAGGTCGCCGACTGCTACACCAGTCTCTAGCGACACTGCCCCAAGCAGGCCAGGAATTTGCTCAGCGATGCTGCGGAATTCATCGCCTTGCAAGCGACCTGATCCTAATGCTTGGGCTAACTGAGTGAATGCCGCGCTAGCACCAGCCGCACTCACGCCACTCAGCCTGGCAACTGTATTGAATCCGATAAACGACGATTCGATATCAGCTAGCTCGATGCCGAGCGGCCGCAATCTCGTAAAGATATCGGCAACACCTTCGGCTGCTTCACGATTACTAAGACCGAATGTCTTAGCGGCCCGGCTCACCAGCTTTTGCGCCTTCTCATACTCGCCATATTCACTGGTGACAAGCTTGAGCCGTGTCTGCAGATCTCTGAATGATGCTGCCGCTTGAATGGCCGATTTTGCGATCAGCCCTACTCCCAGACCCGCAGCAGCCGAGCGCAGTCTGCTAAAAGTGCCAGCAGTCGTCCCGGCCACACCGTTGAGCCGGTTGAGCTGGGCCACTGCGTTATTCGCATTGACCCTAATCTCAACGTTGGAGACTGCCACGGCGGCCTAATCAGTACGTCAAGTCTAATGACGTCTGTGTTTGGCACGCTCTGCGGCACGCTCGTCCTCTTCAGCTTTCACTGAAAAATACGCAGCAAAGTGTATTAACTCCGCATCTGTAAGCTCTGTGCGGAGCCTACTGACTGTCATCCCTAACTCGCAGGCCAGAAAGAATTCGAATTTAGTCCAGCTGTCCTGCTTTAGTCGTTTTTTGCGTCATCCAGATCGACATTGTTGTCAGCGATGCCGAATAGGAACAGCTCCAGCTCATTCAGCACATTCTCAGGCAGGCTGCGATGCAGCTTGACTGCATCGGCAGCTGCAAAAGGCTTGGTGCCATCCTCCAGCTCCGCCATTTGGCACAGCATCTGGGTGCTGATATCCAATGCCTCAGCCGAGCCCGCCAGATCTTGCGCCTTCTTACGGTCAGCCCGCGTAATCGGCTTAAAATATAGATCCGCGATTTTTGCGCCTTCGGCATTCTTCAGCACGAATTTCCGGCGCTGGTTGAGATCAAACGCCTCAACCAGCTGATCGACTAATCGCTTTGATCCAGACATTAAGTGACGGAATTACCCGTGCAGATTATAGCTGCCGCTATCACTCAAGGTTGCCAGTGATGGCACCGCTGGTGATAAAGTTGCAAGACACGATGTTGATCTCACCGACAGTCGATGTGATCTCCATGTCGGTAATGATGCCAGCAAAGCTCACACTATCAGTGCCGGAAGTGGTGCCGGTGGTGAATAGTTCAAACGTGGCGTCTGCAGGATCGGCGGTGGTCAGCACATCTTCCAAGAATGCAGCCTGCCCAGTAGCGTCGGGATCGTAGACCAACTCGACGGTGCCGGATCCGCTGATCATGCTGCCAACGAAACTACGGAAAGTGTCCCCGTGCTTAGAGACATCCAGAGTTTCTTTGGTGGTTGAAAGGCTCCAGCTGCGGGTGCCAACGATTGTGGCATTAGTGGAGCCAGCGGCGTCAAATTGGACTGCGCCTTGTTCTCCGCGAAGGACGGCCATGGTCAGAGTTCCTCGATGAAGTCAAAGGTCACACGGACCTGAGTTTGGAAGTAGCCCTCAGGTGATGGCGACGCCACAACTTCGGGACCGATCGGAGGATCAAAATGAACCCCCGACACGTTGATTCTATTATAGAGATCCCGTACCCGCTTTCCGATCACGTAGTTGGCACCTGGGCCAACACCCTTAGCAGAGAAGATATTGACTACGGCAATGCCTACTAATTCATTTCTTGAATCGGAAGTGCCGCCATGCGTCAGATATGTGCTAGTCCCAAAGCTGAGAAGACACTGGACCCACGAGCTATTCGGCGTAGGCTCATACGCCATGTTGTGGAACACGACTGGAATGGCTGGCGAATCGGCCAGTTCTGTTGCCAACCGCCCTTCGATGGTCGCACGTACAGAATTTAGGTCAGCGGCGGCCATCAGCTGTTACGTTTGATCTGATTATACGTTCTGCGCACGTACTGTTGCATGCTCTTGGCGATCAACTCGACCCAGCCGGCGTCTGCCTGAGGACTCCACCCATTGGCAAGTCGATCAGCGTATGGCAGGTTGTTGTGCAGATGATAACTCCGATTGATGCGCTCTGTGCCAGGTGCATAATTGGTGTACTGCGGTGGTGGTGCGGGTATCACGGTGTCTTCTTCAACTGGCGGGTGTGGTGCGCCAGTAGATGTATTCTCACCAATATGCCAGCTTGCCCTGAACCGTCCTGTTTTGACTGGACTGCCTTTTTTCAGCTGCCTGTCGGTCTCTAAAACAGTGGCTTGGATCAGCTGATTGAGCTGCTCTTCCGCAAATCCGCCTATGAATTCAATCGGGATCTCACGGCGTGCCATGCTATGCCCTCAAAATCAACTCGTAAATGATGGCGTCGTTGGCCTGCTCGATGGTCTCGACCTGAATGATCTGGTAGACGATCAAACCGATCACGGCACGATCCTTGGTCTCAGGTGCAGACGGCAATTCCTTGGCTGCTACGGTCAATTTCTTGTCACCAGCCTGGATCAGTTCATTGGCCTCACGCACATTGACATCGACGACAACGCCTTTAACGTCAGTATCACTCTCAGACTCTGTAACCGTGCCTGTGGTGGCGTTATAGCTGCCGCCTGTCACATAGCGAATAGTGACATCACCGCCAAATTTGCTGACGACTTTATCGGCTACTTTTTCAAGCGCTTTCGATAGCGACATCAGATCCGGTAAGCAATGCAGGCACCACTAGACAGCTGGATGCTTGTAAACACACCATAGATAGTGGAGTCTGCCACGAAGGCTTCGCTACCCAGGCTATTGCCGGTGTAGTTCTCGGCAGACACGGCATTGATGGTGGTGTCTTCCTTAAAGTAGATCGCACAAAAGCGGCCAGTATGCGCAGCCGTGTCTGTGATCACTTCAGCTCCCACGCTGTAGTCGATTGCCATAATTAGCTCCGTTTGATGGCTACATTGCCTGGTCCACTAATTCTAAGATCCGTTAGGTAGCGCTCTACCATCGGCGGGATTCGATCTGCCCCAACAGCACCGAATTTGTCAGGTGTGACGTTCAAGCTGCCAATCTGCACATTCTTGTAATCTTCTAGACCACTTAGTCCCAGACCATCAACGTTGTTGTGTAGATAGACCGCTAGCTCTACCTGCGCCCGCTGGATCTGGTCGGGCACCTCAGTGTCGGTGTAGTAGTCAGTCGTGATGCGAAATGGGAACCCCACCGCATATGTGTTTAAGTACGTGTCGGGCTTGCGGACACCAGTGCGAGGCCATTGCAGTGCCTGCGTATCAGTCGCACGTGCCCCCAAAAATCTTTCACGGTCGAGTCGCTGCGTTGCCGTGGCCAGCGCCCGATTGCGTGTATCGTCAGTGCCTGTGCCCCATTTGGCCACATCTGCGCTGCTCACCATGGCATCTACCAGGTCGTTTGCATCACTCAGGGTGATGTAACTGTTGGCTGTCGCCGATCCTACGGTCGCGACGATTGTTACTGCCATTGGTCTTCTTAAATGAAGGCTTGCGTTTGGCTCTTACAGGTGCGGAGGCCACCGCTTTCGCAGCAGCCTCACGTTTCTGCGCCCGCCTGAAAGCGAACAGACCCATCAGGAGCTAGCGCCCTTCAGAGCCACGAAGTTGAGGACAATCGCCTCAGACAGTGAACCAGCCGACACGTTGGCAACAGTGATCTTGAAAGATCCTGCAGCCAGGGTGTTTGCCTGCACCAGATAAGAACCGGCGGTTCCACCTGAAGCGTGGTTGACCACTACTACATCAGTGGCGGAAACTTCACTGTTGGTCACGGTGAACGACACTTCAGCGGCAGCAGCCAGTGCAGCGTTGTTCATGGTGATTACACCGGATGCCGTGTTAGCGGTCACACCGGTGCTTTTGTTGGTTGCCTGGGTGACAGACGTGCCAACGGTCGGGCCTACAAGTTTGCCCGCTGTTGCTTCAAAGATTGATGCCATCGTTAGTTACCTCAGTCTTGGTTGCTGACGTTGGTGGCCCGAACGATGCCAATGTTCTTGGTCTCATACACCTTCGACCAGTTGCCCACGGTCTCAAGATCGGAGCGGGTCGGGTTGGTGGTTGAGACACCCCACTTCAGGCCCACCGGGTGGTAGACATAGTGAAGGTCCAAGGACATTGCGTCGGACTTCGCGAGGATGTCACGGTCCACTTCAGTTTGCATTCCCATCTGTTCGCCAGATGCGACTGCGCCTGCAGTGAAAAAGAACGATCCGTACTCAGTGGAAGAGCCAGAGCCAGTGGTCTGCACATCGTCAGAGACGATCACGCGCAGGCCCATGAAGGTCGGCACTTCAGGGTTGCCAAAGGCATTGCTGAGGTCGCCACCAGATTGGGTGGTGGTGGTACCACGTGCATCCTCAGTGGATACGTACTGAATCGCGTTGCGCTCAACGAGATCATAGTACACATTGCTGTGGATGGCCACGGCGGTCAGCTTGTCGCCCTGGTCGCCCAGCAGCGCACGTGCTTTAGCCACGGTGCGAGGGCTCAGAGTGGTGGGTGAATCACCAGACTCGGAGTCGATGCACAGTTCAAACAGAGCGGAGCTGCTGCTGTTCGAGTTGAGACTGCCGAAAGCACCGGTCAGGCAGCTGACCAGATCCTTTTGGCGCTGGTGAGCCACATAATCGGCAATTTTGCTGCCGATAGCAGCCATCGGGTCGGAGCCAGCAGCCAGGGCTGCCAAATCACGAGATTCGAAAGCACGGCCACGGTGCAGGATCACGCCGATCTGCTGATCAGCAGTGATTTTGCCAGGTGTCAGTGAAGAGCTGTCAGACAGCACTTCGAAATCACCAGACAGGTTTGCCTTATAGAAAGGGACTTTGACGAAATCACCGCCCTCGGTGGCATTCAGCTCGGCCATAGGCTGCACCACACCGGAAGCCAAGAAGGCATCACGCTGTGTGGTTTGCTCGATGACGTACGGCGTAAATACCTCGGGGATGATAATGTCAGAGCGAAGAGTCGCCATGACTGATCCTCAAGAATGGTTTACGGTGTGGTGGGCGCAGCCCTGGCTTGAACGGCGCAGCCGTATCAAACGTTCGTGAACACTTTAACGTCCAGCAGCAGCTTTCAATCGGTCGTAAAGCGCCCGATCAGTCCTGAATAACCGTGACTGCTCAGTCAGATTGAAATTCGGCCCTTGCTCGAATGGATTCTTGGTGCCTGGCGGGATCTCGCCTGCTGCCCTGCCGACTGGAGCACCACCACCTTGCGGCTGGGGTGCTTTCTGCATCCAAGATGGCAGTGTCTTGGCCCATTCGGCCACGGGTGTGCGTTGGTAGCCGTCGACCACGACCACAGATCCGTCAGATTCGCGCTCAATCTGGCTGCTATTGAGCTTGGTCTTTAGGATCATGTCTGGATCGTGTACCACATCTGCTAGCGCACTGACCGCAGGTGTGATCAGCTCAAGCTCTCGCACGCGGGCTTCAAGCTCGGCGATGCGTTGATCCTTTTCGGCGGTGGCATCCCGGAATTGCTGTTCTAGAGCCTGCCGTGCCTCTGTGTATTTGCCTTGCGATTCAAGCTCCGCCTGTTCAGTCTTGCGCTTGAATTCAAGCAGCTCATCAACGTTGACACCATCTGGCAGCTTTGGCGCTTTAGCCTTTGCAGCCCTTAGCTCGGCGATCAGCTCGCTGTTCTTTTTCTCTAGCGCAGTAACGCTGTTTTTGAGCCCGTCCACTTCGGGAGTATCACCAGTCGGCGCAGCCTCTTGGATCTGTTCTTCGGCCATGAATAACCCGCAGGGTTGATTGCATCACCACTTTACTTTACTTCCGCTTTGGTGCAGCACGCAGCTCCGATTTCTTTTTCAGTACAGCATTGCCGGTAGACTCTGACTTGATGCGGATCACCGGATCTTCGTCAGAGCCCACACGCGTGACGGTGCCGCCCGATTTGGTCTTAATGCTGGCGCGTTTGCCACCCGAGCCTGTCACAACACCAAAGGTGCGCTTGCCCTGGTACAGCCAGCTGACTCGGGTGCCCTTTTTCATTTTTTCTTGATTGGCTTTTTCTTGGCGGTTTTGTTGTTCATGCCCTTTTTCTTGGGCTTGCTGTGGCCGTAATGTCCAGGCATCACTCGTCCTCGGTAGTGGTTTTCTTGGCAGCCTTTTTCTTAGCTGCCGGTTTGGCTGGCGGGTTGGCGGGTGCTGCTTCGCCTTGAGGCGTGAATCTGTATTTTGAATGCAGCTCAGACACTGGGGTACCGTCTGCGAAGTACATCCAATGTTACCTCGGACCCGTCATCCCTCAGGAATTTACGCATCGCCTGATTAGGCCCGAATTTCTTGGCCATGTGCATGAAATACGGCGCTTTGGTCTTGAAAGCCGCTTTGATTTCTTCTCGACCTTCATCTGTGTTGCGCATGCTGTAGATCCACTCGCCATATGTCATGTTAGCTGGCACTTGACCTTTCGCGCTAGCTCGCATACCTTCAAGCGGCTTAGGCAGCCCCAGCGCCTCAAAATCTACGACCGGCACGATGGTGGATCTGCAGTTGAAATGCTGTGGTGGTGTCGGACCGTCGCCATATGGGAATTCTTGGCCGTCTAGCTCACGGCAGATCGGCGACGTGCGGCTGTCCAGCGTTGCGACATACTGATACTTAGATGTCACATTACGGTTGGCTTCATAGGTGGCCCGGCTAGCTGCAGTGGACACCTGATTAATGGTCGTTCGCACTAGCGCCATCACCTGCCGATTCGCCAGGCTAGTCACCTGCCCGCCTGCCTGCGCTAGCTGTCGCGCAGATCTTGCTCGCTGGCCAAATCGCAGTGTTCCTGCAAGTCTCCTGACGATCTGATCGGTTGTTTCGCCAGTCAGCAATCCATCGCGGATGATCTGCCCATATCTGGCCGCATTCTGTTCTGCTAATCCACGAAATGCCTTTTGCACAGTACCGCCACCAGGTAGCGTGATCACAGCACCTTGTCTTGCCGTCAGGCTGAATGCGGCAGGCACATCTCGCAGCTCGTCGCTCAACACCGCCACACCTGTATCTAGTGGATCGGTTGTAACCACAGAGCGGGCAAATTGCGGGCTGATCTCTACCGTATTAACCGCATCGCGCATCCCGCGTGGTAGCACATTGCGCAGATTGGCGGCAGCCTGTGTTGACTGGATCTCGGCCAGCCCAGTCAGTTCTTCGGCCAGCAGACCGAGGCTTTCAGCTGACCATCCATCAAGCGATTCTTTGAGCTGCGCTAATATCGACCGCAGCCGCACTGCCCTGTAGGTTGGGTTGTCAACACCTAACACGTCCAACTCGCGCAGCGATTCAAGGATGATGCGGTTGTAAGACTCGACCAGTCGTCTAGATATGTTATTGCTGTACCTGTTCAGGTCGATGGCATTACGGAACAGAACAGTCGGCGTACTCACTAGTCATCACTCGGGCAGAACGTTTTCGTCTTGACCAGGCGTCACCTGTGGTGCATCAAGTTCAGCCGCCAGCCCGTCAAGTTGCGTGGCCTCTAGCTCTTCCTCCACTTCGAATTGATCACCCAGGATCTCACCATCAGCGAGCCGGTCCAACAACGTCTTTTGCGTGATAGTGCCGGCCGTGTACAGCTGCAACAGTGCGGCTACATCAGGTGCTTCGAGCCTCTGGCCCAGGAAGTCGCGGTTGATATAGCAACTGCCGGGTTGCGTGTCCTGCAAGAATTCCGCATGGAATCGCAAGCAGTTATCGATCATGTCTTGCATCTGCTGGGCGATCGCCATCATCGTCGAGTCGCCTTGGCTGCGGTCGATCTTTTTGGCCTCGGCTGTCTCAGCTGACAGCTTTTGGCCTAGCACTGCAGCCAGACCCAAGTCGTTGATTTGTTGCTCAATTTGCGCCAGTCGCTTGAATTGCGCATCAAAGCTGTTGCCTGCAGGCTCAATATATTCGGCGCGGCCTTCTGCAGGGAATGCGATTGCTTCACCAGGCCCGGCGCTCACCTCTTCTGCAGCTGATGGAAAGCCGAAGAAGGCCAACATCGGCACGGCCGAAATGTGCAGTTGATTGTCAAGATCAGATTGTACCTGATACGCCTTAAGATTCAGCTCGGCAATATCTTCAAGCGGTGGCCGCGACTCTAAGAAATTAACCCGGTTGGCGTATGCCACACTAAAAGGGATTTCAGTGGTGCTGGTGGTGCCTTCGTCTGTGATTTCGAAGTCGCCTTTCTCCTTTCGTTGATAGATCTTGAATTCACCAGGCGTCAGCACCCGGATCTGATCGACCACCTTTTCACCAAATTCGCCGTCGGGCTCTGTCACCTTCTCAGCCAATCGCAGCATAATCAGCCGTTGTGCGCCATCGACCAGTTCTGACCGCCATCCGAGGATGTCACGCGGCGTATATGTCACCCAATACGGCCGGCCCATGGTGCCAGCCGGTGGTGCATCTACCAGCACGCCAATATGCCCATACCTGACCATCTTGCGAGCCGTTTCATATGTCCACATATTTAGGTCGTTGCCCATCAGGTCAACGTCGAATAGCTGCTCACGGATCAGATCTGACGAGTCATTCAGTCTGACGGGCTTCCGTGTGAGCATGCCAGCCAACATTCTTTCGAGACGCTGTGCATATGGCGGGCACACACTACGTGCAAGCCTCCGATCGTAGCTCTCGTCCAGCTCACGCACTTCTTGCGGAAGATATCGCCTGTGCCGCCGTCGCATTTCATACGTGCCGCCGATCAGGTCTTCAATCAGCACCCAGTGCGGCTCTTGATTGACCCACGCGCCATTTGGGTCATTGACGTGCGTGACGTTTGCCGCTGCTTTGCGGTCGTAAAAGTTGTACCCTGAATACACGACCGCCCAAAGCCCGATACCTGTAGTTTAATAGAGCCGGATTCCCGTGCCCCTGCCGGCGTTGACGTAGAGCGGGTTCAGCTCACGCCAGATCAGATATCCCAGGGCATCGTTCATGTGGTCGTACCCGGCGTCTTTGTCAGGTTCGCCTTTATCCGTGTAGCTTTGGAGCTCCAACGACTCAATCGTGCGGATGCACTGCTGCGCAATCTGCAGTCTTACCTCGCCTTTGCCGTTCTCCAGAGCAGCTTGTACAGCAGCCACCCGGTCACGTACTGGAGGATTCGCCTTGGGAGACTGATTGCTAAAGCCATAAGATTCCAATATCTGAATATCAGTGCGTGTCGCGTTTGTGCTGCGGTTGCCGCCAGAAGCATCGGGATAGATGTAGACCTTGCGGTGAGGATATCGCGATTTGATCTCCTTAGCAAGTGCGTCAGTATCATGTGCACCGCTGATCTCGTCGATGACGTGCAACTGGTTGTTGGTGCGCACAGCGATGACGGCCGACATGTTTGACACGTTGAAGTCGAGACCCACCCGCAGCGGCTCGCCATCAAGACCAATCGGCGGCTGGCTGATGTGAGTCTCACGGTTGAACCGGTCGTAGACAGCACCGGTGTTGAGATTGACGAATTGGCCCTCTAGATAAGCCTTGATCAGCTTCTCTGGGTAATTGGCCATCAGCGAGTCGATGAACCCGTCAGGCAGGTGCGGGTTGTCGGCGGTCCGTGCACGGATTAATCGCCGGTCAGGTGCTGTCTCACGCTCGAACGTCTCCCAGGCCCAGCCGAAGCCCTCAGGCGTGGTCGCCACGTAGAACTGCTGCACATTACCAGAACGCAAGCGGGCCAGTGCCATGCGTGACGCTTGCTCTGCCGTGCGTTTGTTGGTGGTGTCTACTTCGTCGAAACCTACCGCGCAGAGGTTCTGCCCTCGAATCCTATTCCATGTCTCCATGGTCCGCAGCAGTATGGTGTGCTCGCCTTCTTTGAACTTCAGCACGTACTCTGGCAGTGGTGACACTCTGAAGTCATATGGCAGGTCGATCGCTTCCAATAGCTCGTCCATCGACCGCACGAGGATGTCACGCAACATCGGCGCAACAGGCTCGAAAATCGCAGACACGTAGCCAATGTTGGCAGCCGCGATGTTGATGGCCTTGGCACAAAGCCCATAAGTTTTGCCAGCACCAAAACCAGACACCAAGCCGAGGATCCGGTGTTCCTGATCTTCGCAGAAGGCAGTCTGATGCGGCAACAACGTGGCATTGAGCCGGCTTAGCACCTGCTCCGCAGACACGCCTTCGTCATCTGGACCTGCCAGGATCAAACCATCTGAGACAGAATCCAGTATGCTCGGCACTTGATTCGATATCCACTCATTCGCTATTTTATGCGTTGAGCTCTATGTGAGTATGACTGATATCGGCGATTTTATCGCAACGGCAACACGGTATCCGCTACTCACGCAGAATCAAGAGATCGAGCTTGGCCGGCGCATTCAAGCCTGGTTGCAGCACCCTGATCCGCCGCCGTCGGTGGTGCGCTCTGGTCGGCGTGCACGCGATACATTCGTTTGCAGCAATCTGCGGCTGGTGATATCGATCGCCAAGAAGTACACCTACGCGATCAAGGGCACGCCACTCACCTTCCAGGACTTAATTCAAGAAGGCACCCTAGGTCTACAACGTGCAGCTGAAAAATACGACCCGGAGTGCGGCTATAAGATGTCAACTTATGCGTACTGGTGGATCAGGCAGGCTATTACCAGGTGCATCGACACCAAATCTTTGATGATCCACATACCGAATGGCGCACGTAAAAAGCTGCAGGCCTACATGCAGGCGGCCGAGGATGGCGGCAGCAAAGAGGAGATCTTAGAAAGAGCCTGCCTGCAGCGACGCGACATTCGCACGGTGCAGCAGGCGGCTATGTGTCAGAACGTAGGAGCGCTTGATGCGCTCGATGTTCGTATTTAGGCGACGTGAGTGGTGCCCTGCATCTCTACCGGGTCGCCGCCTTTTACCCACAGGTAGTATTGGGCGATGGTGGCAAGATACTTGGCGTGACTAGCTTCAGCATTGAATCGGTCCATAACTTGCTGGACTTCCCAGGCTGAAAGCTCCGAGAGCTGCAATGCCACCTTGGTCCAGCCTTGACGGCCGCTAGGCAAGCTCAACAGCTCTTTTGCCAGTGCGTAGCACTCGACGTCGCTGCGCGTGTTCTTCATTTGTCCAGGTGCGGTGGATGCTTTTTGCATCCGTAAACGTATTAAAGCACAGGCTGTAATGAGTGGCAACTATTGACATTTTGTGAAAGTGTATGCTATACTTTGTATATAGAGGGCAAAGAGCCCTCCCTTTCACATCATGGCCCGCACCTTCACCGAGCAAGCTCTTCACATCGTCGAGCGCCAGCTGACAGTCTCGAAAAGAGACGGCAGCGCTGCGCGCAATCGCGGCATCGAATTCCGTCCCAACGGCTACATCTTTGCCGGCAATAAGCGCATCAGCAAAGATATTGCAGTTGTCACCCTGGCTCAAACGCTAGAGATTGAAGCCCAGAGCAAAATCCTGCCCCAGGTCACCAAGAAGACCAAGAGCAGCGGCATCACCTGGGACAAGCTGAATCAGGCCACCAAGGATTTCTTCTTCGAGCTGGCATCACAGATCTACGCTGCCACTAATGACTGCGATTCTGAGAACGGCCACTACATGGCCCGTCTTGGACAGGATATCCCTAAGATCAGCCTGAAAAACGCACCCCGCCTGTCCAATCTCAAGAAGGCAGGCATGATCGAGCACAACCGAGTCGTCGAGCGGACCGGTCGTTGGATCAGCCTGACCGAGCAAGGCCTGGCCACCTATCGCGCCATGCACGCCTGATGACAGGTCAGACTGGCTGGGGGCATCGCCCCCAGGATGCCATAGCCGCAGCCAAAAAGAAGGCAGCTGCGGCCAAATCCACCAAAGGCCTCACGGCCCTTGAATTGGCCTTTTATCGAGTGATTCATGCTGAAAGGGATTGACATTTTCCCTTTTGGCATGATATACTACGTATATGGGAGGCAATGAGCCCCTTTTTTCTCTGATCATGACTGGCTTCGAAAAAGCGCAAATCATCCGCCAGAACACCGACCTGGCCATGACCTTCGCCTACCGGGCAAAGCAGGCCAAGATCAACAAAGAGCTTGGCTGGCAGCAGGTCTACCTGCAGAACATGCGCACTTTTGAAGCCTGCATGCGCAGCATTGAAGAGCTGCGCAATGAGCCGACCGAAGAGGCCAACCACTTCGACAATTTGGACTGAAAGTATTGACACACCCTGATCGGGTGTGATATACTACGTATATGGGAGGGCAAAACGGACCCTCAGGTGAGCAAAGAGCGACCTAGAATCCTTCACCGCCCCTCCCACCCAATTCCACCACCAAGCAAATGATCAGCAAAAAAGCCATCCTCGAAGAATTCGCTACCAAGGCCAAGACTTTGAGTGCTGACGAAATGATCACGCTGGGCCGCGAACTCGACAAGATCGACGCAGACCACATCCTGTTCGATATTCTTATTGATGTCGCCAACGAGAACTATGGCTTCGACGTTTCCACCGATATTGCTGACGCCTGGTTCAAGTGATCCTGCCGACGCTCATAAAGACGTTGCAGCATCAGATATTTTTCGTGCACTAGGTGGTGACTACTCACCCAAGCTTTGAGATCCTCATATTCCACCCACACGCCTTCTTCCATTTACCTAGAGACAAGCGCACCATTCCGGCGCACTAATCCAAATTTGCGCTCAGCAGCTTTTCGAGCGCCACCTTGTTGTTTCGCATAGGCTTTAAAAGTGGCGTCTCTTTCTTTGCCCGCTTTAATCCAGGCTGCCTTATTGGCATCAGTCGGATTCTTGAAGTATTTGTCGGCAGCTTTGGACAGCCGGCCCATTGCGGCATCGTCTGCGCGTTTAGCAGTGCGGGCTACGCGGTTGCCAATTTGCATGGCTCGTTGCTCTTTGCTAAGAGTCGATCTAGAAGCGGTGCGCATAGTCGGACTGCCGCTGCGAGCACTGGTGCTTGCACGAGGAGCCGTAGCAGTGCTGGCGCGACCGGTGGCGGCGCTAGCAGCACGGCGTGATGCACTCTGGCGAGTCCTTTGTGCGCTCTTATTCTCCATCCGCGCCAAGTTCGATTGACGCTGGCTGCCACGAGCAGCACTGAACAGCTCAGCACGACCAGATGCCGACGTCTCAGCTTTGGCGAATTTGCCGATATTACGTGCAGTACGGCCACGTTCACGAGCAGTGCGTGCAGTCTCACTGACCTTTTGTGAAGCAGCGCCAGCGGCACCACCAGTAGCCCGGCCACCACCTCCACCTTTACTGGCGAAGCGGCCGATTTTGTCCCTGTTGTACCGGCGTGCCATCGTTACTTCCCAGTAAGACTCGCGAGCATGTGCAGCTCCCGATAGCATCCTAGCGCCACACCTAGTTGCCCGTCTTCCTGGGCCTTGGCAGCAAGTGCCTCAAGCCTGGTCATCTGCTGTGCCAGGAATTCCGACCGCTCCACGCTCATTGAGCTCTTGTACTCAGACCTCGCGTCTGAAATCAGCGCGTCTGTCTGGTCATTGTCGAAGTCCCAGGCCTGTGCAGCAGACTCATATATGCGGTGCCGTGGCCAGGACAAGTCGAGCCACTGTTTGACCACCCGAAGTTGGTCTTTGCGGATGCTTTCTGGAGTCCTTGGGGCCATGTCTCAAATCTAGCGCAACATACCCACTTACCTACTTACCTACCCACTCCTTTTTTCCCTTCCCGACAACCAACTTTTTTTCTAACCCCCCCCTATATAGGGGGTAAAGTAGGTAAACCGGACACCGGCCGCGTCCCGATTGACGCCTTGTATTACCTACCCTTACCTGTAATACCTGCTCACACCTGATAACGCAGTTAAGAGATCGAACAGCTACAAAAGACATGAGTAGGTAACAGACGGTAAGGGCGGGTAACAGGTAGGTATCACTCGTCAGTGCCGCAACGCCGCCAGATGTGCTTGAACGAGCCATTGAGCTTCTTGCGGCTCTTGTAATATCCGCACGCAGTCAAGATGCGGTTGATCCGCACCAGCTCCCGCTGTGTCTGACGTTCGATCGGCACCTCCAGCACGTGAGTCAACAAGTCGCTGCTGATGACGTACTCGGTAGACCGGTAGACCAGGTGCGAGGAGATCTTCTCCAGCCATGGGTCCTCTGCATACAGGCCACGGTTGCGGTCATTGTTGATCTGGGTCTCGGCCTCATCTAGAAACCACTGCGTGCCCTTGAAATACTCGCGTTTTGCGCTAGCCCAGATCCGATCACGCAACTGCTCGATCTTCTCGCTGTTGATGCGCTCCTCGACATTGAAGATCACAAATCGGCGGTTGCCGGTCTCATCACTAAAAAAGCCGTCCTTTTTGTTGGTGGTACCGCATAAGACGAAAGAACGCGGCCGTTCCTTGTGGCCCTTGCCATATGCCTCACGTACTAGGTCGGTCTTGCGGGTGATGAAATTCTTGAGGCCTGCACTATCGCGGTTCTTGATGCCACCATCTAATTCGCCCCACTCGCAGATCCACCGCATATGCAAGCCGGTGATATCGTCTGCATCCTTGTTGGTCTTGATGAAGCCCTCGTAGAACCAGGCCTCTGATGCGAGGGTGTTGTAAAAGCGCGTCTTGTGAAGGTGCTGGTCACCGGCCAGGATGTGCACAAAACCGCACGGGCAGCCCGGTTCATAAATGCGTGCTACGCAAAAGACCAACCACTTGCGCAATGCCGAATTGTCGAAGTCGACGGCATGCGTGCCCAGGAGCTCACCTGCGATGTTCTGCCACGTCACGTCATCTAGTGGGTCATTGCATGCCTCCAGGTAGTCACGGATCGGGTGATAGGGCCGCTCACGGGCACTGAGCAGCAGGGCATCTTGCGCGACATCTTTGGAGACATCGATATGCGCAGCTTGGAAGCTGCCGTAGCTGAGCTTGGCATCAATCTCCGACATCGGCGCACCATCGATTTCGATAGCCTGCTTTAAATCGTTCCAACGCAACGCGCTATGGAGCATCGAAGACAGGACCTTCGACAGGTCAAGCAATTTCAGGCGGCTGTAGCCACCCTTTTCCGTCTTGTAGTCACCAATCCGCTCATACCACGGCGCGACCGGAAGTTGTGGCGCTTCCCGTCGGATAGCAAGTTCTATGCGTTCTCGGTCAGCGCCATCTATCACCCAGTCGGCTACGTCATAGCCGTCAGACGGGTCGTCCCATGCATCCGCGTTCGTGCCTTCCACCCAGAGCCATGACGATCCAGGGAAGGTGTCACCGAGCCGCTGCATAAGCTCGACACCTGGCCGGTCGCGGTCAGGGCACAGCACCAGGTCGTTGTCCTGCAGCTTCGGCATGTCAGGCATGCTGCCCTTCCAGCTGCCGCTACCGTTCGGCACACTGGTCACCCACAGGCCCAGGGCACGCAATGCCTCAGCACAGGTCTCGCCCTCGACCACATAGACCGTAGCGCCAGAATCTGGCAGGCTCTCGTACCACAACGGCAATAGCGCATCGACCTTGGTGCCCTTAGACCATGTGACATCCTTAGGGCCGACGTTGTAATCGGTGCGGTTGTGCTGGTATGAACGGCCATTCGGTGCAAAATACTTCCAGGACCGGTATTTCACAGCCGTGCGTTCCTTATGCGGCTTGAAGGTCACACACTCGGCGGTCGGGTTGATCTTGACACATGCCCACTCGCCGATCACATCACCGGTCTTGAGCTGCGGGTGCTTTTGGAATGGGCTGGTCTTGGTGCCAATGCGGCAATACAGCAAGTCTCCGTCCGTCTTGCAGCCGCTAGACGTGCGACCGCATATCGGACAAGGAGTTTTTGCAGATGAATACATCTGTTACAATGTGGTTGCTTGGGATTGTGGCCCTGCCCCTTGTGCTTTCTGCCGGCACAGGGGGCATTTCCATAGGCACGCTATCACATACCCAACGTAGCCGCAATACCTAGGAAAGGCAGGTAATTGCCTCGTCTTCGGAGTGCACCACGCCAGCAATGCCGCCATGCTCTTCGAGGCGGTCTAACCAGTGCTGCTGATCATCCCGTGCCTTCTCGCCAGGCACTTTGATTTCCATGCCCACGAATACCGCCAGGTCTTGACCGACCATATCTTCGGTGATCTGCACCTTCTTATAGCCCACCAGGTCAGGGCTGCCGGGTGACAGGCCAAATTGAACAAACTTGCCGCGATTGTCTCGCAGCGCACCAGTGTGGTTGCGGTAGAGCGTCACGCCTTCACAATTCGCACTGACTGCCAGGCGGATCTGGTTCTGAAGGCGTGTCTCAGGCTGGACCATTACTTCTTGACGTTGCGTGAATCAAAGACCGTGACGTAACGGCCACTCACCAATTTAACTGTGATACTTGCATTATGCTTCTGTATCACGGTGGCCTTGGTCCACCCAGACACGCTCATGTAGACCTTGCACGCCTCGCCAGTGCGGACGTGCGACACATCAAATTTGAGCTTCACTTGAGCGCCTCGCAGGCAGCCTGGACGCCGTACTGGCAGTCGCGGCGTGTCATGTCGTCAAGAGTCGATGTCAGGACCAGCCAGCCAGCGGCAGCCACAAAGAAATAGCCGAAGATGACAGCCCAGGTGTCAGCAGCAGAGCTTCTCATTTGATCAGCTCCAGATAGCCGTGAGCCATCTCAGATTGCGCGGCACCATGACGCACCACGTGCTCAGGCTGGCCAGACTTCTCACAGAAGGCCAGGTAGACGTCAAGCTGTGCTGCGAAGGCGATTGCGTCACTGCGGCGCTCCTCGCGCTCCTCGCCGATGAGCACCTGGACATCTTCGACGGCATCGCGTGTGTGCTCCATCAGAAATGTCATCTGCTGGACGAGGCCGTAGGGTGTGATCTGTGGCATGATCGGAGGGAAAGAGCTCATTGCCCTTCATGTGCATATTATATCAAGAATGAAAGGCTATGTCAATTCATTAAGAACTGTACTACCTTTCGAGCAAAACCAGGCGCAATGCCTAAGCTTTTGCCCTTCCCTTCAGCGTAAGAACGCTCCACGTACTCGTCAGGGACCTGGGACTCAATGGTGTTCCAAAGACCTGCGCAGTCGAGGCACCTGCGACGGCGGACTCGGGTGTTATGTGCACTCGGGTAGGACAGTGAGACATCGGTGTGTGTGGAGCCGCAATGAGGACATTTCATTTGAAGTGCTTGTGACGTGAACGGAGAACGTGGTCTACCCACCCTGGGTGGTAGCCCCGTTCTGCCCGTATTCGCTCCAGATCCTCTACCGTGCGTGCACGTCCGATATCGCGGCGCATCTGCCGGCGCTTCTGCTCCTTCTCCTGTAGTAGGATGTCGCGTTCCTCTGGTATCCGGCTATCTAATGGGTGACTATATCCACAGAATGGGCATACGCGCAAATGCGGTTTGTGTACTCCGAAACATTGCGGGCAGACTCTTACCGGCACATTTGCAACCAATCCAGCCCGTTGCTTTAGCTGGCCTGTCAGGGACCACTGCCGGCTATCATCTGGCATACCGTGGCGTTCGCTATTTCCGGCCGCGTCGAGGATGACGGCATGCTGATCTGAAGGACGCAACGCACGGCCGACCTGCTGTAGGTGCAGGCCCAGGGACTGAGTGGGACGCAGTAGCAACACGCAATCGCAGGCAGGGACATCGAAGCCCTCAGATATCAGATCGACACTGAGCAGCACCGTGATCTCGCCATCACGGAATTTACGCACCACTGCATCACGCCGGTCTTTGCGCATCTTGCCATCGATCGTGGCGCACTTGATGCCAGCTGCCCTGAAGCTGTGCTCGACTTCTTCCATGTGGGCCACACTCGCGCAGAAGCCGATTGTCTGCCGGCCACCTGCGAGTAACAGCCAATTTTTCACAGCTGCAGCCACCACGCGTGTCTGTGACACGGCCTCAGATAGCTGCTTGCGGTTGTAGTCGCCAGCAGTGCGGCGCACACCTTTTAGATCTGCAGCACCAGGCGGGCAGAACAGCTTGTATTGCGACAGCCAGCCGTCATCGATCAGCTGCGCAGACGTGGGGCCAACCACCATGTCGTCGAACACCACATCAAGGCCGCCACCATCAAGCCGCTGTGGCGTGGCTGTGAATCCAAGCACCTTGGTGCATTGCTGCAGTTTGTCTTTCCAGGTGCGTGCGCAGGCGTGGTGGGCCTCATCGACAATCACCAGATCCTCGCCATCAGGCTGCCACGACTGGATCGTGCGCACGCTCTCATCTGGCGTCTGATCTACAAGCTCACGACGGTGCACAAGCACCTGCACACGGGCACCCTTAGCCCGTGCAGCCTTTGCGATCTCGCAGAAGATGCGAGTCTTGCCACCACCTGTCGGCAGCACCGTCAGCACCTTGTCGTGCGACCGCATCGCCACTCTGGCACGGTGCATGAGATCTAGCTGATAAGGACGCAGCACTGGGGTGTCGCAACAGACTCACGATAACATTACTTGCAATAGATTGACATGTCTTGATATAGATGGTACTATAGCCCTGTCGTTTCTTCTAGCAATGAACAGCAAGCCATGGCCCATCGACATGACACACGATGAATACCACAGTCTGAGTGCTATTGGCCGATCGGCGCTAATCACTTTTGGGCAAAGCCCGGCGCACTTCTGGCATCAATTCCTCAATCCGCAGGCCCAGTCAAAAGCACCCACACCAGCATTGCTGTTCGGTGCTGCGTTCCACGCATACGTTCTGGAGCCTCTGGAATACAAGCTGAAATATGTCGAGGCACCTAGCGCGAGCAAGGTGTCCAAGGCATATCGACAGGCCGAGGAAGAGGCCACCGCAGAAGGGCAGACCCTGCTGCCAATGGGCACAAATGCACAATGCCACCAGCTCTCGATGGCACTGCAGGATCACCCAATGGCCAGCAAGATCCTCTCTGCTAAGGGCTATAAAGAGGCCACATTCCTGGCCACTTGTCCTAAGACAGACCTGGAGGTGAAATGCCGGGCCGACTGCATCACCGACTCAGGCTGGGTGGTCGATCTCAAGACCACGCAGAATGCATCACCTGAGGCCTTTACCAAGACGATCGCCAACTTTCAATATCACGTGCAGGCGGGCTTCTACCTCGACGTGATCGAATGGGCGACTGGCCAGCGGCCTAAAGGTTTCCTCTTTGTCTGCGTGGAGAAGGAAGCACCTAATGCCGTGTCAGTGATACGCGCATCTGACAGCATGATCGAAGCTGGCTCACGCCGTGCCCGCGAATTGCTGGACCGGATGGCCGATTGCTTCAAGACGCTAGGGCCTAGTCAGCCCTGGCCTGCTTATTCCAATAACATCGTGGAAGTCAACCTACCCCCGTGGGCATCATGAGCAAGATCGTAGCGGCACTGCTCGCATTCCATAAGAATGTCGGCGCAATCCGCGAGCTATCACAGGCTCAATATGGTCCGTACGCAGACTTGCAGACCGTGCTGGCAGCTGTAACACCACATCTGCTAGAGCAAGACCTCGCACTGTCACAGACGTTCCGAGGCAACAGCCTTGTAACGACATTGATGCACATCTCTGGCGAGCACATCGAATCTGAGACGCCGCTGGTCATTGGCGAACACCGCAAAGGGAATGCCCTGCATGCCTGGGGCGGTGCCGTCACATATCAACGTAGGTACGCATTGCTTGCCATACTCAATCTGGCAGCTGGTTGCCCTGATGATGATGCTGATCACGGCGATCATAAAATGACAAAGCAATCATCGAAGATCTCGGATGACGACTTCCTTTGAATTTGACCCTGAGCAGCACCTAACGCCTGCTCAGCTGGTCGCACGTTGGGAGGATACACCCTTTCCTGTATCTCTAGTCACTCTGGCCCGGTGGCGTCGCGTTGCACGCGGACCCAAACACATTAAGGCCGGCCATTCCAGCCGCATCTATTACCCGATTGCAGCTGTCGTTGCTTACGAATCCACCCTTTCACCCAACCTCTGATGCCCGCTTTCAACAGCAGCCTGTTCAAGAACGAGCGCAAAGAGCGCGACAACCAGCCCGACTTTACCGGACCCGGCCAGATCACCAAGGAAGACTTCCTAGCGATCTACGACCAGGTGATGGCCAACCAGTACAACACTGACGACGAAGGCCGCATCAAGGTCCGCGTTGCAGGCTGGAAGAAGCAATCTAAATCTGGCAAGGCGTATATCAGCCTGTCGCTCAGCATCGACGACTATGGCGTAGAGGCCAAGCCGGCCGCTGCACAGACCTCCGCAGAAGGCGACCTGTTCTGATGTCAGCATCCACAACCCAAGCACCGCATGCTGGCTGGTCAAATCACAAGCTGGTCAGCGAAGTTACCAAGCAGATCCGCCGAGATTACGGCGGCATTCATGGAGCACGGAAGCTCGAACGACGCGCCATCAACTGGGGCTTTGACCCAGAAGAAGCAAAGCGCGTTGCCCAATTCGCCTATATCGTGGCGGGTGAAGCAACCGATGGTTCACGCCGTCGCGTGCGCTCTAAATTGACTGAAATTCTGGATCGCCTGGAGGCCCATGCGTAAGCGCCACCTCATCATCGACGCGCAATACGGCTCGACCGGCAAGGGCCTATACGCAGGCTTCCTGGCGCAGCACATCCAATGCGACACGATCGCGTACGCACCATCGCCCAACGCAGGCCACACCCTGGTCTGGGACGGCAGCACGTACATCCACAAGATGTTGCCTAGCGGCATCACGTCACCGATGCTGCAGCAGATCGTGCTCGGCCCTGGCAGCCTGATCGACCTGGACCGGCTGGCTGGCGAAATTGGCGACTTGTACGAACGGTTGCCTGAATTCCGCAACGTGCATATCTATGTGCATCGGCATGCAGCTTGCGTCTACGACAGGCACCGCGAGGCTGAATCTAAAGGCGGCACCGCACCAGGCTCCACCAGGCAAGGTGTCGGTGCAGCTCAGATTGAGCGCATCCGGCGCAACCCGGAGCAGTTCAACACCATCAGCCAGGCAGATCACCCGGTGATGCGGTTCATCATTCCGATCGATACTGCCAAGATGCAGCGGATTTATGCCGAGTCAGCCTCACTGTTGATCGAGAGCTGCCAAGGCTTCAGCCTGTCGATGTATCACGGGCAGTACCCATATACCACCTGTCGTGATGTGACGGCATCGTCGATCATGTCAGACACTGGTGTGCCCATGATGAATGGCAGCCCCACGGTGCACGGCACATTCCGCACATTCCCGATCCGTGTGGCCAACAGGCCCGAGGCCGGGGAATGGAGTGGCCCGAGCTACCACGATTCAGCCGAGATCTCGTTTGAGTCGATTGGTCAGCAACAGGAGCTCACCACGGTGACTAAGCTGCCACGGCGCATCTTCACCTGGAGCCAGCAGCAAGCGATGGAAGCTTGCTACCAGAGCAATATTCAGGTCGGCTTCCTGAACTTTGCGCAATATCCAGTCCAGTACAAGCACCTGGTTGACATCTGGGAACGACTCAATGAATGCACCAATGTCCAATACCTCGGGTTCGGACCGTCTCTCGCAGACATCTACCGGGTCGGCGCACCGGCTATCGAGGCTGATCGAATCAAAGCGATCTACCAGCGATATCGAGGAGCTGCAGGCTGACATCGCCAGCTGGGCCGATACCGTCAATCCAGACCGTGACGCAATGTCCACCATTGCGAAGCTACTGGAAGAGATCGGCGAGCTGATCGCATCAGAGCGCATGTCAGATCCGATGGAGCTGGCAGACGTGGCGATATTGGTGCTCGACCTGTTCCATCTACAGCAGGTTGATATGCACCAGGCCGTCATGCGCAAAATGACTAAAAACCGCGCACGCCGCTGGAAACGACAAGACAATGGGGCTCTTTCACATGTCCAATAGGCATCAAGGCAAGCTCGAAGGTGCCGCCACCTTCCTGCGTGCCAGTCACATCTCTAGATGGGGCATTGTGCACACCACCACCAGACAAAACATCGCGGAACATATGTACCGCGTGTGGGTCTTGGTCAGAGAATGGGGGCCGTCGATCCGGTTGCCTATCAATGAGCAGGTACTCGCTGAGGAGTGGGCATTGATCCACGACCTGCCCGAAATCCGGACAGGCGACATGCCTACACCGCACAAGACGCCAGAAGTCAAAGCCTGGCTCAATCAGCTTGAGTCTGATATCTTCCCACCACTTGACGAGGTGCATAAGATGGAAGACGTGACAGCTGCCTTCTGCAAATTTTGCGACACCGCAGAATCGATTTTGTATCTCAAAATCAACGGCACCGGGCAGCATGCCATCGATGTGCGTGAGCTGTTAGCAGAACAGATGTGGGATCGACTGCATAGGTCGCCTATTGATGCTGTATCGCAAGCCGCTCTGCACGGACTCTTCAACGACACCTACTGCAACACATGACTTTCGAGCAAGCCCAAGAGGTTATCCGCCTACGCAAGCGCGGCCACACTCCCATGTCCATTGCACGGTGTCTCTCAGACGTCAGCACCGCCGACGTTATCGACTTTTTTGGTGAGCCATGGCCACAGCACCCAGCCCACGGTGGCATGAGCTCTAACTTTTACCGCTGGCTCATGGATGACTGCGAATACACATGGCGACCCAACAACCCCAACCCCAAGGACGCACCATGGTCACGAATTGTGAGATGAGCACCCAGGAATTCGTCACATTGTGTGGCGATACCTGGGACGACATCACCCGTCTAACACAAAGCAAAGGACATGAATATGCCAATAGCGACAACCAGTTAGACAACTTCAAGCGGCTCTCAAAGGCGCTTGGGTTGGCTCCGGATGCCGTGTGCTTCGTCTACCTGACCAAGCACATGGACGCGATCCAGAACCACATCCGAGAGCCAGAGAGGGCCAAATCAGAGCCCATCGCCGGTCGTATTGACGACGCCATCCTCTATCTCCTACTTTTGAAAGCCATCTATTCATGCCAAAGTCCGCGGAAGACAGCTACTACGCAGCAATAAATCGCGTACCGCTGCTGACAGCTACAGAGGAGATCCTGTGCGGCCGCAGAGTCCAAGCGATGATGCGGCTACTAGAGGACAAGCCTAAAGGCCCATATACTGCGCAAGAACAACGCACCCTGCGATTCGGCAGGCGTGCCAAAGAGCGCATGGTCTCAGCCAATTTGCGCCTGGTGGCTCATGTCGCCAAGCGCAGTGCCCACCTTGCACAGACCATGACATTTATGGACATTGTACAGGAGGGCAGCATTGGACTGATCCGTGGGGTCGAGAAGTTCGACCCTGAACGCGGCTACAAATTCAGCACCTACGCGTACTGGTGGATCCGTCAAGGCATCAACCGGTCGATTCAGAAACAGGACCGCGTAATGCGGCTGCCTGTTAATCATCTCGACAGCCTGACCAAGCTGCGCAAATGGGCAGCACGGTTCCATGAAGCCAACGACAGGGCACCCACGACGCAAGAATCAGCCGAATACCTGGACATGGAGCCCGAGCAGTTGGCGTTGTTGCTTGAGCGATATCCGAGGATGGGTAGCTTGCACACGCAAATGAGTGATGACGGCGGCGCACAGCTGATCGATATCATCCCAGACCGTGAGCAGAAAGACGCACTTGAAGAATCTGCTGAACGGCAGCTAATCGACAAGGCGTGCAAAGTCATCGAAAAGCTGCCTGAAAAAGAACGCGTGGTGGCATCTATGGCCTACGGCCTAGATGGCTACGCTTTAAGTACGTTGCAAGAGATAGCTACAGCGGAATCTGTCTCTAGAGAGGCAGTGCGGCAACGTCTACTGCGCATTAACAACAAGATGCGCCGTTACCTGAACTTCGTGGCAAGCTGATGACACCGCCCCCAAAGCTGGTCCAGATCGACACACCATCTGGGCCGCTTTGGCGGATCACATATGCGGGCATGACCCGCGAACACGGGCAGGAATGGCAGGCTAAGTGGATTTATGAGCAGGCGGTGCGCATGTATCATTCAGCTGTCAATCCGGCTTCTAGTTCCATCACTCTATAGACTGCCTGCTTCAAAAGCTTGGTCTGGTGCCAATTTTGGCGCGTAAGTTGAATGCATAAGTCAGTCAACACCATTGTGTCGGTGGTATCTGTGATCTCGCGCACCGTAGCTTCAAGGTGCAGCTCCTCTTCTAGAGACTGCTCCACCATCATCCAGTCAGCCCAGCCCATAATGTGAGATCGGTTGTCCTATTCAAACCACCGATGGCATCACCGTCGAGTGGTTGTTGTAGTGGCCAATGTCCGCATAGCTGTTGAGTGGCACACTGGACATGGTATGAAACACCATCTGGCCGATTTTGAGGCCAGGATATAGTGGCAGCGGGTGATGTAGTCGCACATTTTTTAGCTCCAGTGTCAGGCGACTGCCATACCAGCCAGGATCACACCATCCGGCCAGCATATGCTGATAGCCCGCTCTGGCTCGGCTGGATTTCAAAACGAATTGCGCCGACAAGTCTTCGGGCAGATTGAACGTCTCCTGCGTCTCAGCTAAGACAAATTCGTCAGGCTGCAGCCAGTACGGGTCAGACTCGGTGTTGTGCGAGATGTCGTACTGTACGAATTCCGGCTGGTAGATGCTCTCGACCATCAAGCGATCACCGAGCACCACATCAAGGCTGGCAGGGTTCAATAACTCAGGATCGAACGGCACCACCATGCTGCTGCCCTTGCAGCGTGCCTTGATCTCCCAATCACTTAATACCGGCACGTGTCAGGCGCAAAACGATATTCTACAGCTTGTCGACAAATATCGCCCAGCCAGTGCCAGGTCCATCGGCCTGCCAACGCTGGTAAAACGCTGCTTGCCTCACTCGGACGTTACGTCCCAGATGCGGATTGCTGTGACCACCCTTCTCCATTTCGGGATAACCGCGAGGATCTTGCATGATCCACTCTGGATCGTTGCTGTTCTTACCCGCATAACCACTGATTACGCTCCAATGACCACAAGCGTTAGAACCGCACATTGGTGGCTCACCACGCAGCATGTTGCCGTGATGCAGCCAAGCGACCATCACAGGTCTGCCTTCTTCAATTTCCTTTTCAACCATGTCCGCATCACCATCCATTCGAAATTCAGCTTTTAAGCCAAGACTCCGCAAAGCCTTGAGCTGAGCCATTACTGACGTGGTGTCTCCGAACTTGGCGCGGATCTTGTTGTACTCATCATCCGTCCGAACCTTCTTGTAATACGCCGCCACCATGGCAGCTGCTGAGCTGAAACACTCGCGGTATCCCGTTCCAGTCTCGTTGTCGAGCTGCTTGAAGTAAGGCATGAAGATCTGCTGGTCATATCCACTCTCCTTCCACGCCTGAAACCAATCAGCCTCGTGCTCCTCCAATAACTCCGCTGGCATTGACTCTTCAAGTTGTTTAATTGCAGCCAGCTGGTGGGGCGTACCACGGAAGAAAGTGAAGAATGGAAGCAGGCTGAGTGACGCCATGTGCCATAGCCTCACTTGTCGACGCGGGTCTCAGGTAGCAGGAGGTCTTTCAAATGCTTGACTGCTAGATCGTCTAGGTCGTTGTCAGTTCTGGAAACGATTTTTTCAAGCATCGCCACGATCAATTCCTTGAATGCCTTGGACCGCCACATGGTCATCACAATCGGCTTAAGAACGAGCAGCATAGCAAAAGTGATCGCTACCGTAAAGCGTAGCTCTGCTTCATCATGGCTAACAATCTTGAAGAGCAACACGACAGAGACGGCATCTGCATGGCTGATATCGTCAAAACTGCAGTGCTGACCTGGAGCGCAGCACTGCTCACCATCTCATATCTGGGGATATATCCTCAGATGAAGATGGATAATACGTTCGTTGCTTCGCTGCTCACTGGCGCGATGGCGTCTTTCGGCATCGAGCGCAAGTCAAACGGCAATAGCAAGAAAAAGGACATTAACATTGATAACAAAGACACCCAAGTAGGCATCAAATGAACCGCGCACTTCTGATCGTCGGAATAGCGCTGCTGGGGACGCCTGCTAAGGCAGACATCACCCACAAAATCCAGTCCTCTGTGCAACTCCAGGTAGATGGCGCTGCATCTCAAGCTTCACGGATTGGCTCGACGCTTAGCGTTAGCGGGTCTAACGTCACTCTCGATACTGCTCCTGTTCTCGGGACTCTCACAGCTGGTAGTGCTGTGGGCTATACACCAGGTGCATACAGCATTACAACAGCGGGAGACGCCTTCTCTTACAGCGAGTCCTACATCGAAGGTGACGCCACCCCGACTGCCACCTCAGTGAGTAGCGGTGTGGTGACCAGCCTGCCGATGCTTGGTAACACGACGACGACTTCTGGAGGCGTTGCGGGCTCTTTGGCCGGGACGATCGCCTCGGACGGTGCCATGACTATCACGGCAGGCGGCGCAGGGACCACCGCAACCGGTCAGGTGGTGCTCAGTATCGAAGTTGAATGATGCGTTGGCTTCTGCTGCTGTTGTTGGTACCGGCAGCATCAGCAGCGCCCGTGGTGCCTCAATTCACCCAAGGCACCATGACCAGCCACACCGAGACCACCAGCAAAGTGACCGAGACCATCGTCAGCGAGAACTACTCAACAGGCTTTGAATACTCGGCAAGTGGCGTCAATATCAAGCCTGATGGCCCAATCAACCCCGTATCCAACACCACGGTCAACGGATGGACTTCTTTAGGAGAGCGACCCAACTGGTCAATCGTCAAGCCCGGAGAAGCGTTTCAATTCGTCGAGAGCCTGAAAGGGCCGGGTCTTTCAAACGTGACCACCATCCAGCGGGTCACCGAAATTACCAGCGTCACGGATACAGTCTCGTCCTTCTCGGAATAATTGCTGCCGCGCCAGCCAATGCCCAAGATGTCGGCGGCATTTCGGCCACCGCCAGCCCGACTGCGACCAGCAGCGGGTCAGTGAGTAATCAGGCGGTGCAGATACTCCAGGGTAGTGCAATCACGAATACTTACGGAGGAAACATCCAGTGTCAAGGACCGACGCTGACGGTGACACCGTATTTAAACCGCACCAAATCCTGGGGTCTGCCATATGAATACAGCTATCCAGATCCGGTGTATGACCTGTCAGACCTCGATGATGATGGACGCTTAGACAATCCAGGCGACGTGCTCTTCTTCAAAGACACACGCACAGGCCAGAAGGACAATCACAACTGGAATCTGGGCTTGTCGATTCAAGCCACCATTCCTCTGGATCAGGGCTTACAGCGCCGGTGCAAAGAGGCCGTTGACACGCAGCTTGCGCTTCAACAGCAACTGCTGGCTAATAAGAGACTCGATTTTGAGATCTCGCGTTTGAAGCACTGTGGTGAGTTGATGATAAAGGGCATCCGATTCGCTAAAGGCAGCCCCTATGAAAAGGTGTGCCGCGATGTGCGGGCACACCAACCTCTTCCACACACTCATTCTATTTCCGTAACGACCTCTGGAACTTCCTCCGCTCATAGACACTCTCAACTTTGACTCTTTTACCCAGTGCCTGCTGAAGTTTTTTTGCCAACTTCCTAATCGTCGGCCGGATCGCTTTGAGCAGTATGGGAGTGGCTAGAGCAGCTGATACTGCGATGGCCGATGTGCCAGCCGTATTAACCGCCTGCGGGATAGTCGGGATTGCTTCGACGATACGCTGGGTTAGCGGTTTAGGCTCGACGGGTGATTGTGCTGGTGTTTCTGGTGCTGGTGCTGTTGGTTGTTCTTTTTTGGGGAGCTTGACCGGCGGTGGCGTTGCAGCTGGTGGTGGATCAGCAGGCCTGGGCCTTGCAGGCTTGACAGGCTGCGGCTCAACCTCAGGCTCAATATCCATCGGATTGAAGTGAGGCAGTTCTATTACTGGCACGCCGATATCTAGTGTGACCGGCGGTGCTTGCGGTATTGCGACACGCGGCAGGTCCACAGCCGAGTTAATTTCAGGCACGACGATCTCACGGATTTCCATGAGATCTAATCACTCAATTGATTGACGGGATGGCCGGGCCGGTCTCTGTTGGCAGCTGCGGCATCTTAGGAATCTCTGGTACCGGCACCTGATCCAGGATTGTTTTGGTCAGTTCCAGCTTAAGCTCGCTGGCGTAATCTTTGACCATTGACGGCACGCGTGTGTAGGCCAGCATACCGCCGATTGCCATCGTGCCAGATATCACAAAGCCCAAAGTTCCGAGCAAGTTGTAGATCTTTTGCATGGCTGATATGAAAAAGCCCTCCCTGCTGTGTGAGATCAGGAAGGGCAGCTCTGCCACTTAATCGTAGCTCAGAATGAGAACTTAGCGCCAGTCTTGAAACCAAGGCCAAGCTCGTCACCCGTACCAAACGAAACCTCGCCGTAGAGAGGGCCGCCGCTGATGCCAGCCTTGCCTGTGAACTCAACTTCACTTTTGGTGGAGTCAGGGAAAACAGCTGCAGGCCCCAACTGGACATAAGCACCGTTCTCGAAGTCATAACCGAGGTGCGTCTCAAGGATTCCAGATCCAGTTCCAGAATCCAGGCCGACGCCGACGTTAAGCTCAGGGTTGACGTACCAATCGGCTTGAGCAGGAGATGCCAGCGCACACGCCGAAGCGGCAACACCACTCGCAAGAAGGATTTTGAACATTTGGAAGAGGTCTAACGTTTTCCCTGGCCACGGTACTTCTTGCGACCGTGTGATGGGCGAGAATGTGAGCCATTTCCCTGACTGGTCTTCTTGGGCTTCTTAGGTACAAATGACTCACCATTTAGTGATTTAGCCATCTATTACCAAGGAACTCCAGAGCCGCTGACTGGGGTCCGCTGCAAATCCAATTGGTTCTGGAGCGCAGCTTCGATTTCAGCAACCTTGTCCGCACCACCAAGCTTGGCTTGCACGGCAGCAACTGCCCAAGATTCGGTCAGCTCTGAGTAAGCAGTCAGATCTGCGTCATCTTCAGGTTGGTCAAGACCAACGCTGCCATACGCACCAGAGGAATAAGTGCCGTCGTTAGCTTTAACGGTGTAATGCACGGTTTGCACAGCACCGTTGCTCAGCTGACGATCCATGGTGCCAACGGCCCAAGTGAACGTTGTTGTGGGTGTAGACATTGGGAAAGTCCTTGCAGGTAGATTTTAACTGCTGATTAGCAAGCCATCAGCACACAAGGTACGCAATAACTGCCGTCGGCGTAAGTGGTGGAAACCGTGGTGCTAGTCACCTTGGCAACAGTCTTGGAACGCACGATGTCATCATCCTGCGGTTTTGCTGTTCCATCACCAGCAGACATCAGCAGATCACCGCGTGCAACGGTGGTGCCTTGTGCAATGCGAATGACAAAGTCACCAGTTACAGCGCAATAGAAGTCGTTGACAAACGTATCGTCATCATCGTCCCAAGATTGGAACACACCCGCGACGTTGCGATCACCTTCAACATCGCTGACCTTCATGCGGTTCAGCTGTTCGTTTAGTTCTGTGTAGGCATCACGAGCGGGTGTTTTTACATCACCAACGCTGACGCCTTCAGGAAGCTCATCTTCTGTCGTCCAAAGCACCTCATCTTGAGCAGCATGAGCCCACTCGCACATCTCATCGAGGTTGCTAAGCACCGAACCACGCAAGATTTCAATTCGTTCTGCGTTGCCTGCAAGTTGCGACCAGCGAGACAGGTGAGCACCGTTGTATGAAGTCGTGCTGCCAGAAATGCTTACGTCACCCTCTGCATTTCCTCCGCTGTTGAATTGAACGACTGTTCCATCTTGAGCCCTGTTAAAACAGGCAGAAAAATTACCTGACCTTGAAGTAAACAGAGTGGCACCATTTGCGCCGTTATCTTCAAAAGCACAACCTAAAGTCGTGTTGCCCGAACCAGGCGTATTTGTTGTAGTTTGGTTAACTCGGAAATGGTTGCTAAAGTCAACTTCTCCCGTCACCTGCACCAAGCCTCTATAGCTGACAGAAAAAGTATCTGTGGCGCTGTTATTTCGAACCCTAAATGCTTTGTTGGTGTTAGTAGTTTGGGTGGTAGTGGATCTTGAAATAATCCCTTTAGCACTTGAACTGCGAACTTCAAGATGACCATCAGTAGAGGTGCCCCCAATGCAAACCTCACCACCAGATGAAATACGCATCCTCTCACTACCTTCAGTGTCGAACAGGATGTGACCATTACTGCCCGTATCAACACACTCAACGTTGGTGTTGCCTGCAAGAATCTGCGCTCCAGCGTTAGGGCTTTGCCAAGTTGGAGCGTCGTTACCGTTGCTGGTTAAAACCTGACCGCTGGTGCCGTAGTTCGATGCGCCTTCAATCGCCCACGCACCAGTTGATGTAATGCGGAATCGCTCAGCAGCATCTCCGATTGAGCTGTTTTTTGTGCCAAAAGTTAGAGCGTAATTAACACCCGCAGAAGTTTCACTGATAGCACGCATAAAGCCGCTAACGTGATTTGGATCACTTGTGTCTTCTGAGAAAAATTCAACAGAGCCAGTAATATCATTTGCGACAGCACTGCCGTCGTCATTTGTAATTCTTAAAGTTGGAATTGTTGCAGTTGTTTGAGCGTTTGCATCTGATTTAAGTTCTAATGTAGTCGCAGGACTTGACGTTCCAATCCCAACATTTCCAGTATTAGCGAGACTCAGGACTTCAGTAGTTCCACCCGTATCATTTGACATTACGTCCAAACAGAGCCTTGGAACTCCGCTGCTGTCCGACTTGATTTTCAGCCCGGACTTCCACTGACCACCAGGCACCGCTAGCTGAATACCAGCGTCTTGGTTGTTAGCATAGGAACCGGCGCGAACGTCGAGAGCTTCGTCAGGACTTGACGTTCCAATGCCAACATTGCCACCGCTGGTGACACGGAAGCGTTCGGTGTTTGATGTCCAAAACGCAATCGGTGCTGCTTCTTGCGCGACTAACCTAAAAGCACCAGTTCCTCTGTGAAAAATATAAGATGTTGAATTTGCCCCTCCACCGCCGCGCTGTACTCGCAAGCCATAGTCGGAGTAAGTTGTGTCTCCAACAAAATCTATAAGTGCATTGCGGTTTTCAGTTGCACCTAGACCAACCTCAATAGCAGCAGTGCCTGTTGTAGCTCCAATAACGGCGTTCCCTTTAACATCCAACCTTGCAGCAGGCGACGACGTTCCAATGCCAAGAAGGCCAGTGCTCGTCAGGCGCATCCTCTCCCCATTGTTCGCCCTGAAAACTAGGGCGTTGTTGGAGTGGAAGTATTGAATAGAACCAACATCTGAATCACCCTCATCACCGAAATAAATAGATGATTGGGAAGTTGAACCTCCACTAATTTGGACGGCAGCTGGAGAAGCAGCTAAGTTGTTTCCATTGTGGACAAACAGAGCTGTACCAGCAATAGGATCAGCCCCAGTCCAACCACTACCCAGACGTCCAACGTCAAGTACAGCTTTAGGATCTGTTATTCCATTGATACCAGCTTTGCCATCCGAGGAAACAACAAACCTTGCGTTATTGGACGCCCAATGCTCCAAGCTACCGTCTGACTCTAATCGTAGTCCGCTTTGATTTGCCTTTAATTGAGTGTCTGTTTCGTCAGGGTCTAAACTTGCAGAACCTGCTGATAACCAAACAATACCACTGGTAGCAGCAGAGTTGCCAAGGCAACTAATCATGCCGCGTCCGGCATGACGCGCGCCATCACTGCTGTTACTTCTGGGGGAGTCAAATACTATGCACGAGTTGCCATAAGTTGAACTGTTGCGGTCAGTACTTACGCGAAGTGATGTTGAAGAAGCATTACTTTTAATATGCAGACGATCTTCTGGTGATGATACCCCAATGCCAACGTTGCCAGAGCTGTCGATGCGTGCTTTTTCCGATCCATTTACTCTGAACTGATGACCGAGATTTGCAGAGCCTCCACGCGAATCATAAACAGCAGACATGTTGCCATCGTCTGCAAAAATTTCAACAGCTGCACCGTTACCAGATGAATCCTCAATTCTTAAAGTAGAGATTCCAGCGCGTTGAATTTCTAGACCAGAGCCATTGGAGAAGGAAGGCGACGATACCCCAATACCAACATTGCCAGAGCTGTCGATGGTTAAACGCTGGGTATCTCCTGTCCAAAAAGACATAGATGACCCAGACTGCCTGTCCCTAAGCTGAGTTGTTGCCCCAGACTTCATCAACAACGTTGAGTTTCCTACTCCGGTCGTATCGCCATCAGTTAGATAAATTCGACCGGCGTCTCCTGTCCCGCCTTGAACGTGCAGATTGCCCCCAGGTGTCGTCACTCCAATGCCGCAGTTGCCTGAACTGTCGATGCGAAAAGCTTCACTGCTGTCAATTTGAACTGCAAATGAATTACCTGTGGCAAAGGTGAAAGGTTCTACTGCAGAATCTGATGAAGGAGATTTAAGCTGAATGTTTCTATTGTTTGTACCTAAATCAGATTGCCAAATTTGCAGTACTTGTCCAGTTCCGTCTTTTCTTACATGTAACCTGCCATCCGCGGACGTGTTCCCAATAGCAACATTCCCAGAGTTGCTGATGCGTATCCGCTCCGTTTCAGAGCCGTTGGTTCCAGCTAAGTACTGAAATACTCCATTGCTGCGATTGAATTGAAAAATTCTGTTTGCTCCAGTTCGACCAGGTCTATTAGAACCAAACTGAATACCTGTTACAGTGCCAGATTGTTTTAGATAAACGCTGTCTGTATTAGTACCAAAATATGCGTCAACATTCGTTCCATCAAAAACGTCTAGTTTGCCGTCGGCCGACGACGTGCCAATGCCAACACGATTGTTTGTCGCGTCAACATGAAGCGTACCGCTATCGACCGTCAGGTTTCCGGAAATATCACCCGCTCCATCAACATCCAGTGAGTCGCACTGAACCTCTCCGGTTATGTCGATGCCGTCTGATTTGGTTGAAAACTTTTTAGCGTTGTTGTGAAAAAGCTCTACTACACCATCAGGCACAAATCTAGCCAAAGTTTCTGAGTTTGCGCCATTGACCATCCTGGTCGTGCCAGCAATTTTTAGCTCACCAGTGCCGGCATCTTTAATAAACGAGTTGCTGCCATCGTGATAAATCTCTAGGTCATCACCCGTGCCCAGCAGGATCTTGTCGCTATCTTGCAAGTCAAGATTGCCGTGAAGCGTTACCGTTCCAGTGATGTCAGCTGCGCCATCAACATCAAGTGAGTCACACTGGACTTCGCCAGTTACATCGATGCCGTCTGATTTTGTCGCAAATTTTCGACTATTATCGTAGAAAATATATACAGGGCCATTGCGGAAAAACTGCGCCATGGTTTCATGGTTAGCGTCACCGCCTGATGTGCCACGAATAGTAAAAGCATCGCTTCCAATCCGTACGTCTAAATACTTTGGTGCGTCACTATTGCCCATAAGGTTAAGCTCATTGCCAACGTGTAAAGGACCATGTACCGTCAGTTGACCACTAATATCACCCGTCCCATCAACATCAAGCGAGTCACATTGAACTTCGCCTGTTACGTCAATGCCGCCTGAGTTAGTCCCAAGCTTTTGTGTTCCGTAGTGATAAAGCCGAACATTGCCTTCACTGCCGTCACACAGAATGTAATTTGTAACAGCGCCTGAGCCATCATCGCTTCGCAGAGTTATGTCTTTGTCGTTTGCATAGTTGCTGACATATATGTGCCCGGTGTCATTTTCAAAGATTGTATCAGTGCCGTTGTGACGGATTACTAAATCCGCCCCCGTACCAACCCTAATCTGATTGCTGTCATCAATCTGCAGATGACCGCCAACCTCAATGCCAGTGTTAAACGTCCAGTAACCCGTGCTGTTAATCCACTTAATAGTCTTATCAGTCGCACCTTTCAGCGTGATGCCGCCACCATCAGCAGTGGTGTTGCTAGGTGATGCAACAGAGCCCAGCTCAATGTTTTTGTCGTCGATCGTGACGGTCGTGCTTTCAACTGTGGTGGTTGCGCCACTAACCGTCAGATCACCAGAAATGGTGACGTTGCCGCTGCCATCAACCGTGACACGTTGCGTTCCACCAGTGCTAATGCCGACAGTATCCGTACCAGCAAGGTAAACGCCGTTTGCTTGGTCCGAGCTAAATGCCAACGCTGGTGCGGCTGCCGTTCCATCAGGCAACGTGCGGAACAGGTTGGTCGCTGTAATCTTTTTTGTCTCGTCTGCGCTTACGTCAACAACAGGCACCACGTCAGTTGACGCCAGCGTTGTAGCGGCATCGAGTTCGGTGATCTTCTTATTTGCCATGACGTTTACGTTTTAATGACGTACATCATAGCTATGTTACGTGGTCTGGCCTCACCAGCAGCACTGTTGTTCACCGTCACAGACGTGCTAACCGAAATACCAGTTGTCTGCACGTTGGTGCGACCAGTGTCTGCAGCCCCAGTTGTGTGAGCCATTTTGTAATCTTGGCGTGAGTCGTTACCAACCTGACCATCAGCTGCTGCACGCTTATCTTGCCCAGCAACGTCAATCAGTCGATCTTGGTTGCCAACAAAATCATTGGCAAACGCATAGTGGAAGTGACCAGGGTCAGTGACGCTGGATGTTGCCGTTGCTGTGTGGTTGTGTTGTGCGTTCTGATCTGACTGCGAGCT